ATTGATGGAAAGGACGATTTGCCCAACATAGATATCTGACATAGGTGCGGCCTCGGATTACAGGAGCAGGTCGATGCGACCGGCGAACACATGCAGGCCGTTCACCACATCGGCAGGGATGGAAGCGTTTAAGCGGTTCACGTCTTGCTGCGAGCGCTCGACAATAAGTGCATCAGCATTGGCCTCGACCTCTTCCAGGATCTCCAGCTCTTGGCACTTTTTCGCAACATCGAGCAGCTCGCTACGCACTGCAGCTGGTGTTCTGCTGGAAAGCTTGGATCTCGGAAAGCGCAGGCGGATGCGATCACGGCAAGCCTGCCGGAAGTAGTACAGCGTCCGCATGGTGGTCAGGTCGAGCAGCGACACGTCCGTCGCGCCGGTGGCGTTCTTCGTGTAAGTGCTGATCGCACGGACGATTTGCACCTGGTCGCCCGGACCTACCTCCAGCGGCGTGATGCCATTGGCCAAACAAGTCTCTTGTTCGGTGCGGCCCAATCGACTGGCGATTGGCGGCACCTGGATGCCGGTCAGAACCAGGGTGTTCAACGGGCGGGCCGGATCTTCTTCAGACGCGATCATTGCCGCATACGCTGCAGCAACCTGGCGTGCAGTCGAGGTGCTGCCTGGCAGAAGCGCCAGGGTGATTGGGCCAGAGTTGAGCGCAGTGGCCAACGTGGTAGCCGCAGAGATGGTTGTAGTCACGGCGCCGACGCCCAGGATCGACTGTTGCTCAACCGAATCGGTATAGGTGTTGATGTGAGTACGCAGAGCCGTGAGCGCAGTCTGACTGAACCAAGCAGGCACCAGGATGGTGAATTTGCCCATCGCTGTCGAAGCCAGTGCGGCACTGATGTCGGGCTCTTGCCCTTCGGTCACGGTCACGCCGACGCATGAGATGGCCACGTAACGATACGCGGCAATCGCTGCAGCAACCATCTCCTGTGCGACAACTCCGAACTGAGCCAGGGCTTCATCGGCGCTGTAGACCTGGACGGGAACGTTGGCCGTGGAGGTGGCTTCTGCCTCCAGTGGCACAATCAGACAGATGCTTTGCGCGTTAGTCGGCAGCGTGCGCACGGCCAGCTTGGTATTGAATTCCATGTACACACCCGGCTTGCGGATGCTTGCTGGAATAGTGTCGAAGCCGATAGTCATTGCTTGACTCCTTTGGCGGATTGTTTGGCACTGCGACTTGGCGATTTGGTGTCAGCAATCACGCGCAATTCGCCGGCTGCGATACGGCGCAGGTAGTAGGAGGTGTCTGCTACCTCTACCGCCTCAGCAGGTTCCAGCTGAATGAACCCGGTCTGCTTATTCAATTGATCCGGCTGCATAGGCACCGGATCTGTCGTGGCGATCACGCGCATTACAGATCCCTCAAATCGATGTTGTCTGTTGCAGTTGTCTCGGGGTTGTCGCCCGGAACGTGGTACGAAATATCGACGCCTTCGAGGTCGGGTAACGGCTCCTCCGGGATCACCCAATCCAGATCGATGGCAAAGCTCTGCCCAAGCACCGATAGGTGATCGGACTGAAACTTGCCGGTGACCAGGTTGGCGAACTCGGTAGGCGACGCCCGTGCTCCATCAGGCTTGTGCTGCCAGCCAGTCAGCAGGCGCATGCAGCTTTCCCAAATCCAGTAGCTGCCCGGATCTGCAGTAACGGTGCCTCGCCGCGTGGCTTTCTCATCCCGGACTGACTTGCTGGAAATGACCAGGCGGAACACCACTGCAGCGCTATAACGTCGATGGCTTTGACGGCGAAACACCACCCGAGGCGTGGTGAGCATCACCGATGGCGTGCCCTTGATCAGATCAACCAGCAGATCTGGATCACTCAGCTCGCCGCCATAAGTCTTGATCGTCAGGCGCGGGAGCTGCTTTTTCAGCTCGTCAAGCCTGGCCTCAATGGCGTCCTCCAGCTCCCCTAACATCAGAGGCGGCTCAGCGTGTTGCGGCTGAACAGTCGCGGTGCATGCTGGATGGCCAGACCTGACTGGCCAGACTCAGATGCCCCGCGCTTATCGTCCTCAGCGGCCAGACTCTCCAGTCGCTTGATGATGTCCTTGTAACGCAGCCGCACGCTCGATTCGGCATTGGCCTTCTCGCCGTACAGGTGAAACCGGGTAAGCTCGGGCAGGTCTTCGGCTACCCAAGCCGGCGCGTCTTCACCTGGTCGGCGATAACGCAGGTAGAACTGAACCTCGCTCCTGGCACGGGTGGCGGCATCGGCAATCCGTGCCAGCGCCGCAACAGCGGCCGCCACATCATCAGCATCCCATCCCGCCAGATCGTCGCCCCTGGCTGCTGCTTCCAGCAGACCAGGCTCAATGGGATTGAAAGTGTCAGGGACTGCTAGGCTGGCCATTTCCGTGGCACCGAAGCGAGCAATCAGGACCAGCGCACCAGGTAGCGAGAGATTCATTAGGAGGCCCTTACATTGCGGGTCTTAGCACCAGCTGCCTTAGGCTTCGGCGCACCAGGCGTCGGGCCTGTTTGTGCGCCATCACCTTCCAACCCGCCGCCCTCGCTCTCATCGCCGCCATCCTCTTCCGGTTCTTCCACACCTTCGACCACGATCAGTTGCGGCTCACCTCTGAGCGCTTTCAGCTGTTCTTCGCTGAATGCATCATCGGCGTAGTAAGTACCCGCGCTGCTGTGAGCGATCCCGGCGCGACGGAAGCCATCGCGCAATGCTGTGATGAGTAAGGCCATGGGATTAGGCGTCCGTACCGGTGGAGCCGTAAGCGGTCTGCCAGAGGCCATAGCCACCAGCCGCGCGCGCTTCAGCACCAAACTTGAATTTCTTGCGGTTGAAAACATCGTCCGCTTCGGCGTCGATCTGCTGAACAAATACCGGGGCCTTGCGCTCCTGGTAAATGAACGGCTTCACCGGTCGGCTGGTGTCGAGCAAGAACCATGCAGTGTCCGAAGTCAGGCGACCGGAGACCACCAGCTCAGCCGTGCCCTTGTAGATGTTGGTCTTGCCATCTTCCAGGCGGTCAGCCGTGAGCAACGCTCGGCCCACGTCTTCCAGCGCCTTTGGCACCAGGAGAATGGTCGGGGTAATGTCCAGGGGGCGACCATCTTCATCCATGAACTTGCCCATGGCAGCGCGAGCGGCGCCATAACTAGCCATGGCGAGTGCCTGTGTGGCGACCGAAAGCTTCTTGGTGCCTTTGTTACTGACACTTTGATCGCCTACCGGGTGATCGGTGTCGAAGAAGTATTGATCGTCATAGCAGGGACTGGTGAAGCCGGCATTGACCACATCGAACACGATTTCATCCGGCAATTGCTTCGCCGAGAAACCCGCCATCTGCGCCTGAGGCGCGTAGATACCTAACTGATCGTCTTCGATGTCATTACGATCCACCTCAACAGTGGCTTCGAAGTCTTCGTTGACGACGGTGTACTTGAACGCCTTCAGGCTTTTGATGTGTTTCTCGCCGATCCAGCGGCGCATGCGTGGAAAGGACGACAACCACGCGTAAAGATTGCTACCGGTGCTGGAAGGCACCTTCATCGCGATCTTTTCCCAGGTGCTGGGCGCAGCAGTGAACGCGTTGTTGAACAGTGTCTTGAGTGCGACGAACGCCGCGTTAATCGAAGCTTTATTTACCAGCATGCGCAATGCGCTCCTATATAGAGAGGGTTACTCGACCCAAACACCGTCGGAATCGATGCCAACGATTCGGCCAGCGATGGAGCGAGTGCCGCCGCCATCAGTGGCCGCAACAGTTGCGTCATCCACCACATAGGCGTTCTTCAACAGCTGCGCCTGAGTGATGGAACTATCATTGGCCCACTTGAAAGCCTTGTTACGACGCACCGGCACACGGGCTGCACCGGCCGCACCGGAGGTGTTGTCGACGAACTCTTCAGCACGACCGGCGTACGTCAAGCCCGTTGCGGTACTACCCGGAATGGCAAAGCCGGCCGCATTGAGCATTACCAGGCTGCCAGCGAAGATCTTGGTGCTGGCTGCCAAACCGATCACCACGAC